CTAAGATTTTCTAGCGGGTACAGGGGTGGCCACCGGGGTTTCCTTGCTGCGCAGATAGCGGTTGTGACTTGATTCGGTAGTGTGTCCAAGCAGCGTCCTGCTGTCTTGCCCGAGCGCCTTGGCGTCGGTTGCCGAGGCCGCGCGAATGTCGTGGAAGTGGGCATCCTCGACGTGGGCCTCGGTGCAGGCCTTGACCCATTGGTGGTGGATTGTGCCGTAGGCCAGAGGGCGACCGTCGCGCCGATGGAACAGCGTCAGGCCTTTGACTGACTGGTGGATCGCGCGAGCCTGCTTGATCGCGGCATCAAGATCGGGCGTCAGCGATACCTGCACGCGATTGCCAGTCTTTTGCTGCTTAACGAATACGCCGGCCTCGGTGATGTCCGCGTACCTGATCTTCATCACGTCGCCCATGCGCTGCCCGGTGATGTAGGCAATGTCCATCAAGCACCGCACCGTGGGGGTTGCGTGTTCTCGGATGATGCGGAATTCGTCTGCCGTGATGTAACGATCACGCTTGCCGATCTTGAACTGCTCGATGTCGCGTACCGGGTTTGTCTCAACCATGCCCCAACGCACAGCGCGGGTAAACATGCCCTTGAGAAATGAGCGCAGCAGGTTCGCCATGCTGGGCGTGGCCTTGTTATGGTCGAGAAACTGCGCAACATGGTGCGGCTTGATCTGCTGCGGGGAGAATTTGACGAAGGCCTTGAGCACGCGCCGTGCGCATGTGCTGTAGTTCTTCAAAGTGCTGGATGCGACGGTCAGCTTCATGTCGAGCAGGGTACGCTCAACCAGGTCGGCCAAGGCGCCGGCATCCGGTCCGGCCGTGAGTCGGGCGTACTCCACCAGTGCGTCGTGTAGGTTGCGCGCGAGCGGATGCCACTTGTTCTCACGCACCAGGTAGTACCTGCCGTGCTTCAAGTGCATCCAACGGGGCAACGATCTACTCAAGAATCAGCTCCGGCTCAAGCGCTAGCGGCTCAATCTGACCGCCGAGACGTTCCATGATAACTGCGCGCAGCACTCGTGGCCAGCCGTCGGCAGCGACCACGTAAGGGATGCGCTCACGATCCAGCCAGCGGCGTACCGCAGAGGGGCGCCGCAGGCTGGTCAGGTCGATTAGATCAGACTGGAGAAGGAACACGGCTTTCCTCGTGCTCGATAAGCAGGTCAAGGAAATGCCGGGCCTTCTTCAAGTCCTCGACGCCTCCCTTGCGGCGGTGTCGGCTGACGTACTTGATGATGCTGCCCTCAGCAAAGGCGATGCCGTTGGCCGTGATGTACTCGAACGGCTGGATAGCCATCGCCTTGTAGTGGTCGCCGCCGACCTGTACGTCTTTGGGCGATTGCGGAGCAATGTCGCGCGGCGTGAAACTGCACGCGACAGTGAGCATGCAGACATCGCCTTTTTCCCACTTGCAGTTGCGGCACTGTTCTCCAGCCTGGTTTGTTGTCACGTTGTTCTCCTTTTCATGGCTTCGAGGAGCAAGTCCTGCACCTCGCGTTTTGTCTCGTGGCGAGCTATCACCAGCTCGTCGACGGTGTCTGCCGCCACAATGTCGTAAATGAATACCGGCCGGTCGTAACCGGACTGGAGCTGGCGCACCGGGCCGATGCGTTCGATGATCTGCTGGCGCAGCTCCAAGTCCCACCAGTGACCAAAGAAGGCGATGATGTTGCCGCCGTCTTGCAGGTTGAGGCCGTGGCCGGCGCTCTTGGGATGGGCAAACAGGACCGGGATTTTTCCGGCGTTCCAGTCGTCCTCGGTCTGCTGTTCGGCGTCAAGCCACCGGCCGCGCGGGAAGGCCTTGAGCAGGCGCGCGAGGTCGCTTTTGAACTGGTAGGCGACCAATACCGGCATGCCGGCGGCTTCCTCGATGATGTCCTCCAGGGCCTCGATCTTGGCGTCATGGACTTCGATCCAGGGCGAGTTGTCAGTGATGATCTCGATGTCGGGGGCCTGCTTATAGACCGCGCCATTGCATAGCTGCAGGCACTTCATCGTGCGACTGGCGGCGTTGAAGGCCTCGATTTCGTGCTCGCCGATCTGCATGAACAACTCGCGTTCCATGTCGCGATACAGGCCGCGCACCTTGGCGGGCAGCTCGATCTTGATAACGGTGTGGATCGGCTCGCGCAGGTCGAAGTGGTCGCGCGGGTCCAGGGTCAGGCACAGATCACGCAGCCGCGCCTCGATCTCGGCCTGGGCATGTGCCAGGGGCTTGATCTGGGTGTAGCCGTCGCCACCGGGAATGGCTTGGAACCAGCGATTCTTGAAGCCGTCGAAGGTGCGTCCGAGACGATGGCCGGCATCAAGGAACCACGCCTGGCCCCACAAGTCGATTAGACCGTTCGGGGCCGGCGTGCCGGTCAGCTCAACGAAGCGTTTGGCCTTGGTATGTGCCACGCGGCCCAGCGCCCTGGCGCGCTGCGTGCCTTGCTTCAATCGAAAGCCCTTGAGCTTGGTGCTCTCGTCGGCGATCACCGTGGCGAAGGGCCAGCGTTCGGGGCTCACGGCATCGAGCAGCCAAGGCAGGTTCTCGTAGTTGATCGTGAAAACATTGGCGTTCTTGTCGCGCAGCGCGGCCTTGCGCTCGGCCGCGTTGCCGATGATGGGTCGCACTTCGATGTCGGCCAGGTGCGCCCACTTCTTCGCCTCGGCCGGCCATGTGCTCTTGGCCACGCGCAGCGGTGCGATGACCAGGGCGGGGGCGGGTTCGCCCGCCAGGAACAGCGTGTCGATCGCCGTCAGTGACCGTAGGCGACACCTTCTTCGACGAGGTCGACATGGTGGGCTTCTTCCAGCGACTCGTCGGCTACACGCTGCTTGGCCAGCCGAACGAGGACGTGCTGGTCATTCCCTACGGCGGGGGCAGCAACGGCAAGAGCACGGTGCTGGGGGCGATCCGCGAAACACTCGGCGCTCACGCCAAGATGGCCAGCAGCGAGACGTTCCTGTCGAGCGGGGCGCAAGGGGCGAACGCCGGCCAGGCGCGCGAGGATGTCCTGCGCCTGCGCGGCGCGCGCTTCGTGTATGTCAGTGAGCCGGACGAAGGCAGCGAGCTACGCGAGGGGCTTATCAAGAGCATGACCGGCGGCGAGGCGATGCCAGCGCGTGGCCTGTACTCGAAGGCGACCATCGAGGTGATGCCGACGTGGGTGGCGTTCATGCCGACCAATCATCGGCCGATCGTCAAAGGCGACGACCATGCCATCTGGCGCCGGCTGCTACCGGTGCCTTTTACGCGCAACTTCGACACCGACCTGGCCGTGGCCAAAGACCCCGACCGTGCCGAGAAGCTGGCCGAGGAAGCGCCCGGCATCCTGGCATGGTGCGTGCGTGGCGCGCTGGCCTATCAGAAGCAGGGCATGAGGCCACCGGGCGACGTGAAGGCAGCGCGCGAGGACTACAAGACCGATATGGACCTTCTAGGGGAGTGGCTCGACGAGTGCTGCGAGATCGGGCCAAACCTGGTGGCGTCGAACGCTCACTTGTGGGCGAGCTGGGAGTCCTTCGCGAAGGCGCGTGGTGAATTGAGGTTTATCGCCAGCGCCAAGAGTCTCGGGCGCCGGCTGCAGGCGAAGGGGATGGTGCCAACGAGGGGAGAGGCCGGCCTACGAGGGCGCGGACTGGTAGGAATTTCCGTTAAGACGGTGGAATTCTAGCAATGAATGTGCAGCGTTTTGCAAGTCGCAAGAATATGCAATCAGGATACTCGCTACATATTGCAAGTCGCAAATTTCTGCGCGTTCGTGTGTCGTTTGTGTCGTTTCTCATGGTTTTTTGACTAACTTTTCTCGTGTACACATATAAAAGTTTATGGAAAAAGCCCTAGAAACGACACAAACGACACAGCGCAAAATTTTGCAGGTTCAACGCGCAAAATGAAACGAGTTGTATGCGTCAATGCCGGCGGCCTGCGAGTGGGTGAGGACCATCAAAACGCCAAGCTGACCGATGCCGAGGTAGATCGGATCAGGGAGATGCACGAGCAAGGCATCGGCTACCGGCGACTGGCGGCGATGTTCGAGGTCAGCAAGACGACGATCCGGCTCATCGTGAAGTGCGAGCGCCGGGCGCAGTGCGCCATCGCGTCGAAGGTGGTGCACGTACCCGACTGAGCTGGCGTGAGGATTGCGGGCATGGTTGCCAAAGTGACGCCCGAAAAGCTTTCCGCGTTTTGTACCGCCCTCGCCGAGACTTGCCAAGTCCGGAAGGCGTGCAAAGCCGTGGATATTGCCATTCAAACGGCATACCGCTGGCGCAAGGAAATGCCCGACTTTGCGGCCGAGTGGGACGATGCGATGAAGGCCGGCCTGCTGGGCCTGGAGAGCGAGGCGCACCGCCGTGGCTTCGATGGTGTGGATGAGCCGGTGTTCCACCAAGGCGAGAAGTGCGGCACGATCCGCAAGTACAGCGACACCTTGGCGATCTTCCTGCTCAAGGCGCACGCGCCCGAGAAATACCGCGAAAACACGCGCATGGAGCTGACCGGCGCCGGGGGCGGCCCGGTGCAGATGACCGACACTGAGGCGGCTGCCAAGCTGGCCGGGCTCATCGCGGCAGCCAAGGCGCGCAAGGACGAGATCAGCGACCTGGTCTGACACATGGACGCCGCCGAGATTCTGGAAGTCCTGCCCTACCTGCTGCCGCACGAGCGCGCAGAGATCGACAAGCTCCTGGCCGGGGATCGCGCCGTATGGCGCCCGATCAGCGAGCCGCAGGCGATAGCCTTTTACTCCGAAGCCGACGTGATCGGCTACGGGGGTGCCGCTGGAGGGGGCAAGACAGACCTGGCCTGCGGCAAGGCGCTCATGCAGCACCAGCGCACCATGATCCTGCGCCGCGAGGCGACGCAGCTCACTGGCATCATTGACCGGCTGACCGAGCTGCTGCGTGGCCGCGACGGCTACAACGGCCAAGACCGAATCTGGCGCCTGCCGGGCCGGCAGATCGAGTTCGGCAGCGTGCCCAATGCTGGCGACGAGACGAAGTACCAGGGCCGGCCGCACGACCTGCTGGTGTTCGACGAGGCAGCCAACTTCCTCGAAGCGCAGGTCCGGTTCCTGATGGGCTGGCTGCGCACCACGACACGCGGCCAGCGCTGCCAGGCGCTGCTGACCTTCAACCCGCCGACCAGCGCCGAGGGCCGGTGGGTTGTCGAGTTCTTCGCCCCTTGGCTGGACCCAAAGCATCCGAAGCCAGCGATGCCCGGCGAGCTGCGGTGGTTTGCCGCAGTCGACGGCAAGGATGTCGAGGTCGCCGACGGCGCGACCTTCAAGCACCAGGGCGAAACCATCAAGCCCTTGTCGCGCACGTTCATCCCGGCGCGCGTGACCGACAACCCATTCCTCACGGGCACCGGCTACATGGCCCAGCTCCAGGCGCTGCCCGAGCCGCTGCGTTCGCAGATGCTCAAGGGCGACTTCCAGGCGGGCATGGAGGACGATCCCTGGCAGGTGATCCCGACGACTTGGGTCGAGGCGGCCATGGCGCGCTGGAAGCGCCCCGACAAGCTGCCGACGATGGACTCGCTGGGTGTCGACGTGGCGCGCGGCGGGCGCGACAACACGATCATCGCGCGAAGGCATGCGATGTGGTTCGACGAGCCCTTGGCCTACCCCGGCAGCGCAACACCGGATGGCCCGACCGTGGCCGGGCTGGTGATCGCGGCCGGTCGCAACCAGGCGCCCGTGCATATCGACGTGATCGGCGTCGGCAGCTCGCCCTATGACTTCCTGCGCAACGCGCACCAGCAGGTTTTGGGCATCAATGTGTCCGAGAAGTCCGTGGCTACCGACAAGTCGGGCCGGCTGACGTTCTTCAACCAGCGCAGCGAATACTGGTGGAAGTTCCGCGAGGCCCTGGACCCGGCGAACAACACGGGCATCGCGCTGCCACCGTCGCGGCAACTGCTCGCCGATCTGTGCGCGCCGACGTGGAAACTGACCGGCTACACGATTCAGGTCGAGAGCCGCGAGGGCATCATCGACCGCATCGGGCGATCGCCGGATTGGGCCAGCGCCTACATCCTCGCGCTGATCGACACGCCACGGATGCGCGACTTGCCCGGTGCACGTACCCGCAACGCGGCAGCGGAATATGACCCCTATGCGATGAACCGCTAGGAGCCTGCAATGTGCATTTTCAACTCGTCAGACACCCCCGCCCCTTACGTGCCACCCCCGGCACCCGCGCCTGCCAAGCAGGTCGCTAAGGCCCCGGCCGCAAGTGCCGTGCGTGCTGATGCCGAGGGCACCGGTCAAGCCGGCGGCGCCCCTGGTGTCGCGCAGACCATGCTGACCGGGCCGGGCGGCGTGAGCCTCGACAAGCTGCTGCTCGGTAAGAACTCGCTGCTCGGCGCGTAACCATGGCCGAAAAGACCCCGCGCCAGCTTGCGCTACAGCGCTGGGCGGCGCTGCAGAATGAGCGCTCGACGTGGTTCTCGCACTGGCAAGAGCTTACGGGCTATCTGCTGCCGCGCAATGGGCGCTACTTCCTCGCGCAGACCAACAAGGGCACCAAAGCGCACAACGCGATCTACGACTCAACCGGCACGCGCGCCCTGCGCACGCTGGCGGCCGGCTTGATGGGCGGGCTCACAAGCCCAGCACGTCCTTGGTTCCGCTTGGCCACCAACGATCCTGAGCTGAACGAGTCGGCAGCGGTCAAGAAGTGGTTGTCGGATGTGACCAGGCTGATGCTGATGGTGTTCCAGAAGTCGAACACCTACCGCGCGCTGCACGGCATGTACGAGGAACTCGGCGCCTTTGGCACGGCGGCCTCGCTGGTTGTCAATGACTTCGACACCGTGATCCATCACCATCCGCTGACCGTCGGTGAGTACGCCATCGCGCAGAACTACCGGGGCGAGGTCTGCACCTTGTACCGCGAGTTCCAAAAGACCGTGGCTGAAGTTGTCAAGGAATTCGGCCGCGATCAGGTGAGCCAAGCTGTGCGCAATCAGTTCGACCGAGGCAACCTCGACGCCTGGATTCCGCTGGTGCATGCCGTCGAGCCGCGCACCGACCGCGACACGGGCAAGCGCGACGCGAAGAACATGCCCTGGAAGTCGATCTACTTCGAGCACGGCGGCGACAACGACAAGCTGCTGCGCGAGTCCGGCTATGGCCGGTTTCCAGCACTGGTACCGCGCTGGGCCGTGGCTGGCGGCGATCTGTACGGCAACAGTCCCGGTATGGAAGCGCTGGGCGACATCAAGCAGCTCCAGCACGAGCAGCTACGCAAGGCTCAGGGCATCGACTACCAGACCATGCCGCCGTTACAGGCGCCCAGCAGCCTTAAGAATTCCGGCGTGAGTCGGCTACCTGGCGGGATTGAGTTCGTCGATTCGGCGAGCCCCAGCGGTGGCATTCGCACGCAGTTCGAGGTCAATCTCAACTTGCAGTACCTCCTGGCTGACATTCAGGACGTGCGCGAGCGCGTGCGCGGCTCCTTCTACGCCGACCTGTTCATGATGCTGGCGAACCAGGTCGATGCGCGCATGACAGCCACCGAGGTTGCCGAGCGTCACGAGGAAAAGATGTTAATGCTGGGGCCGGTCCTGGAGCGCCTGCACAACGAGCTGCTCGACCCGCTGATCGGCATGACCTTCGAGCGCATGCTGGCGGCCGGTGTCGTGCCGCCCCCGCCCCCTGAGCTTCAAGGCCAAGACCTCAACGTCGAGCTGGTCAGCATGCTGGCACAGGCGCAGCGCGCCATCGCCACCAACGGCATCGACCGCTTTGTTGGAAACCTAGGCTCGATCGCGGCCTTCAAGCCCGATGTGCTCGACAAGTTCAACGCCGACCAGTGGGCCGACGAGTACGCCGACATGCTGGGCGTGAGCCCCGAGCTGATCGTGCCCGACGAGCAGGTCGCGCTGGTACGGCAGCAACGCGCCAAGGCACAGCAGCAGGCAGCGCAAGCCGAGCAAGCGACCGCCATGGCCGACTCGGCGGCCAAGCTCGGCACCGTCGATACCGGCGGCAAGAACGCAGCGACCGACCTGCTCAACCTTTTCAGCGGTTATGGCGCTGCCGCTTGACGGTGCACGTACCTCGAACGAACGCGCATAACTTTGCGCCATGAATCACGACCCACTTGATCTTCGAGGCCAGGAAAAGCAACGCGAGGACGCGCAGGAGCGCACCAAGCGCCAGGCCGAAACCGAAGCCGAGGACTTCAAGTGGTTGATGGGGAATAAGCGGGGCCGCCGGATTGTGTGGCGGCTCTTGGAAAAGACCGGAGTATTTCGCACCAGCTTCCGGCTCAACAACGAGATGGCCTTCCTCGAAGGTCAGCGCAATGTGGGCCTGATCTACCTGGACGCAATTAACGCGAATTGCCCCGAACTGTATCTGACCATGCTC